GCGGAAAGCCTTGTATCCGTTCTAAAGGCGTATAGGAAGTGGTACATAGAAGAGCGCTTCCGGCTCTGCGGATATTGGCAGGATAACGATTATGTTTTCCCGCGCAACAATGGGGAAATACTTCCGCCGCAGTTTGTAAACGTCTTAATGAATAAATTCTGCAAGGCCCATTCTATCCCGCATATAACGTCCCACCAATTCCGCCATACCGCCGCAAGCCTTATGATCGCCAACGGTACGGACGTGGTAACGGCGGCGGGTATACTCGGGCATAAGAATACATCAATGACCCTTGACGTGTATTCCCACGCGATAGACACGGCGAAAGAAAAGGCCGCAAATACTATGGAAGCTGCTATAGAGGCTTGCAAAATCGGCTAAAACGTGATATAATACTAAGCAATCGAATGACAAAACGTGCATGGAAGAAATTCCCGCACGAATGAGCCTTTGAGCCTATTACGGTCGCTTGGTAACAGAGCGAACGCGATAGGCTCATTTTATTTTTTCGGACTTTGAAAGGAGAATACAGCATGGCGAAACTTAGAACGCTTCCGAAAGCATACGACTACTTCAAGGAGAAAGACCCGGATTCCGCGCTTACGAAAAACTATTTCCGCACACTGGTAAAGACCGGCGCGATTCCGTCGGTACGGCTCGGAAAGAATTTTCTGATTGACGTTGAAACGCTCGATCAGCACATAGCGAAAGCCTTTAGCGGCCTCTGAAAAGGGGAAACGCGCCACACAAGGGGGTACTATGTCCAAATCGAGCCGGAAACGGTACCAGGCGAAGCGCCGGGAATATAAGCAGATCGAGGAACAGATAGACCGGCGCAACGCCTACGGACTACCAGACCCGACGCCGTATGAAGCCACGCGAAAAATCATAGAGCGGGAAAAACGCTCTTTGAAAAATAAAATAATCGAAGGAGAACAAAACATGAGATCAATTATTATCCGCAAGTCGTACTATTCAGGTATCAAGGAGCTTTCCCCGGAAAACAGGCTCGAAGTGTACGACGCTATAATGCACAGCGCTTTCGAGAACACGCCGCCGGATATTTCCGCGCTGTCCAACGAAGCCCGCTCAGTCGCTGCGTGTGTTATAGACTGCATAGAGGCAGACTATAAGCGCTTTTTGGAAAAGCGCGGGGAGAAAGAATGAGAGGGACGGAAAAACCGGGCGTTATGCTCTATTGGGAATCGTTCAGAGCGCTAAAGAGGCTGGACGATCAACAGGTAAGTAGAATTTTTTTCGCAATAGGCGATTACGCGCAATATGGAGAAATACCGGACTTTTCGGATGATTCGACACTTGAATTTGCATGGTCAGTTATTCAAGAGAGAATCGATAGGGACACGGAACGATACGAGCAGAAGAAACGAAGAAACCGAGAGAGCGGGATAATTAGCGATTTTACAAGAAACTATGCACCGGCACACGGCATAGACCCGAACGACGAAGCAGCAAAAGCGGATTATCTAAAGCGCCGTCTTGCAGAGATCGAAGCCGAAGAGGTCAACGAACGTTGACAACCGTTAACAAGTGCCGACGATTTCAACCAACTACAGCTACAACTACAGCTACAGCTACAACAGCAACTCAACTACAGCTACAGCTACAGCGTCCCCCTGTAAAGGGGGACAAGCATCCCTACGGGATGCCCTTAAAGGGAAGCACAAACGCGGGGCGTTTGCACTTCTGCGCTTGTGTTATGTATGCATTTTCCCCGATGTTGTTTGCATCTTCCCGGATAATGCATACATTTCCCGGCTTAATGGTAACATCCCGCACGAAAGGAGCGGACAGGATGAATCTTAGAATCTTCCGCATGACAGCGAAAAAGGCGTATGACAGCATGGAGGACACCGTAAACCGGTATTCTCTGGAACAGTACATAGCAATTTTTGAGCATTTCTTTTCCCGGTACGCCGAGAAGCGCGGAGAAGATCACCCGCCGGTAGGATGCGGAAACATCCGGCGTATCATGGAGCGGATGCCGTACACGGGCGCAAAGGATGAAAGCATCGGCGGGCGGGATATGTTCGACTACACGGCGGATATGTACCCGGCGATGATAGATCAGTATTTCCGAACGCGCTTTTTCCCCGGATGTGATTACCGCATATTTCACTTTATGTGCGGCAACGTTCGGGAGCTGCGTTTATATGAAATCTTGTTCGGGCGCGAAGCTGCGGAGGCGTGCGCGGACGGCATGGACAACATCAAGAACACGAAGGAGGGCAAAGCATGACAGAGCAGAAAAGACGATGCAGACAGGTGAAAGAAAACCTTGCAGAGAAAACGAAAGATCTTTTGATGGACGGCATAGACGCCGTACACAAGCTACAGCCCGTTGTTGAGGGCATGAAAGAGCAGATCAAGGCGGCGCGGGACGATGCCGACGATTGAAGAAGATGTGCGTATGTTCTGCCCTCTCCGTGACGGGAGAAACGGCGCGGCGGACTGCATCGGGAAAGAGTGCGCGTATTTTGGGGAGTATGTTTGTATGCGCGTATGTGTCTCCCCTGCCGTCGGTAAGCTCTGCCCGATGCCTTACCACGGGGTATGCAATGGAAACTGCGGATTCAACAAGAGAGGGGGGAAAGACTGATGCAGACATACGAAGCGGCGCAGATGGTTCTTGAAGCCGTGGACGGTCTGAACGCCGGACAGATTCAAAACATCATCGGAATGCTGCACGAGTACAAGCAGAAAGCCGCTGTAGTGCGTTCTATGGTGGCGGGCGTATCAAATGACGCAGAACTTGAAAAAATGATTCTGACGCACTTTAGGGGCGTTTAACAAGGAGGTAAAACATGAGCGAAATTAGAGAAGCGATTACACAGCGGCTTACTGGCGGAAACTTTAACGCGCTGGATGCGGTGAGCCGCGAGGACTTCCCGGACGATGAAAGCTATCTCCGGGCGGCTACAAAGATTCAGCTTGAGAGAAGCACGCCGGAGTATCAGCGGGCGTATGCTTCCCTTGCGGCTGAATACAGCAAGCGGCAGGAAGAGAAGCAGCGAGCGGCGAACGAGGCGCGATACAAGGAGCTTTCCGGCACGGTCAAACTTGATTCCGTCGAGCTGGGCAATGTAGAGAAGAAAGCGCGGGAAGCGGCACAGAGAGACCTTGCAGCAAAAAGAATCAATCTTTCCGGCGTGGGCGCGGCTATTGAGAAATACGCGGCGCAGTTTGAGAAAGAGGAACGGGAAAGCAAGATCGGGCGTGTTATGCTCAATGAGCTTATCCGTGGCAGATAAAGAAATAGCATCCCGTAATACTGCGGGGTGCTTTCTTATGCCCGGATTTATGAAAACAAATGCTTTTGAGGGGGTGAGGTTATAAACCGGATACGAGACGAGGACATATTAGAGGCGCTGCTTACAACGCCAACACAAAAGATGGCGGCTAAAAAGCTCGGATGTACGCCGGTAACGATTTCACACCGAGTAAGTAACCCGGAGTTTCGTAAGAAGTACGACGAAGCCAGAGAAGGCTTGATAATATCAACGCGAGATATGCTTCAACGCTCAACGTGTAACGCAGTATCTACGATGGTAGCAATCATGCAGGACGAAAGAGCATCACAGCAAACACGGCTCAATGCAGCAGAGGCCATATTAAAGCACGGCGCACGGTATACGGAGATCGGGGACGTTTTGGAGCGCATAAAGGCGCTTGAGGCGAGCAATGAGGAATGACATAGAAAAGCGTCTCGCAGCTCTCGAAGCATCAAAGAAGATCGCCGACGAGCTGAAAGAGCGGGCAGCGCAGCGGGACATAACGCAGCATATAGCCCCGGTATACGTCCCTCTCCATGAGGATATACAGGCGAAGCGGCACAGCATATACAATCTTCCGGGCGGTCGTGGTTCCGGTAAATCCTCCGTTGCTTCTCTGGAAATCGTTGACGGCATAATGAACGACAGCACGGCGAGCGGTATTTGCTTCCGGCGTGTCGGCGCTACGCTGCGGGAAAGCGTCTTTGCACAGATCGAATGGGCGATAGATACGCTTGATGCTTCGGATTTATGGACGCTTACCACAAGCCCCATGAGAGCGACGTACAAGCCCACGGGACAGGCTATTATCTTTCGCGGTCTGGATGAGGCTACAAAGCTAAAATCAATCAGAGCGCCGGGGCGGACGTATTTCCGCTATCAATGGTATGAAGAATGTTGCGAAATTCAGAACGAGAGAACATTACGTAATGTAACGCAGTCGGTACAGCGCGGCGGAAAGGTGTTTACCATCTTCCGAACGTTTAACCCGCCGATAAGCCTTAACAACTGGATGAATCGGCTTGTAAACGTGCCGGATGATCGAGCCTTGACCGTGCGCACAGACTATACCATGATGCCCCCGGAATGGCTCGGCGAGGCGTTCATAGAGGAAGCCGAACACCTGAAAGCCGTTAACCTTGACGCATACCGACATGAATACATGGGCGAGCCGATAGGCGCAGGCGGCGAGGTATTCCCCAATGTCACAGTACGGACGATCACAGATGAAGAGATCTCCGGAATGGGATACTTCTATGACGGTGTTGATTTTGGCTTTACGATAGACCCCGCTTGTTATATCCGCGTGAGCTATAACCGAAAGACGGAAGAGCTTTTCTTGCTGGATGAGATATACAAGCGGCGCTTGCGTAATTCAGAGCTTGCGGAGCTGATGCGGGGAAAGTATAAAGCATGGTCTAAGGTTATGCCGCTTACCGATGGCGCAATGGTGGCTTATTGCGACAGCGCAGAGCCGAAAAGCATAGTTGATCTACGTGCAAACGGCATAAATGCAAGAGCGACATATAAGCGCCCGGACGCCGTGCGATACCGTATAAATTGGCTCCAACACCGGAAGATCATCATTGACCCGGCACGCACTCCGAACGCCTTTAGAGAGTTTACGGAGTACGAATACATGACGGACAAGGACGGCAATATTACCGGCGAGCTTCCCGACGCGAACAACCACACCATAGACGCCGTAGCGTACAGCCTTACGCCGGTTATATGGAATTACGCGGGGGAAGCCGGAATAGACAACAGGCCGACACCGGCGAGACCGCTTGAATGATTGGGGGGTGAAACAATGTGCTATGTAACGATCAAGTGCCATAACTGCGGGGCGGCGTCAACGCTCTATGACGGTATGGCGGCAAGGTGTCCCCATTGCGGGGCAACCATCCCGGAGAAAGCCGCCGGGAAGCTCGAAAACCTTTTAGGGTGTGCGCGGGAGATCGACAAGGATTTACGCAGCGCCGCCGAACAGGGCGCAGAGCTTTTCACGGTGGAAGTAAGAAACTTTCATGTACCGGCGCACAAATCGAAATGGTGAAAGGACATTGACCCATGAGCAAGCCCCGCTTTCGCTGGTGGGGTTACATGAAATCCGCAATTAGAGCATACCCGGAGCTTTGCGACAAGCTCCAAACAATGAAGAATCAGAGCATAACCCCGAATTACAGCTTTTCAGCCGGAGGCGGCGGAGCGTCCAGGACGGCAGAGGCGGCGGCGCTGCGCGAGCTGACGGGCATTGAAGCCGTAGAGTATGACGCGGTACGGCGAGCCATAGAGAACACCGGAAAGATCAAAAACGGAGCGGAACGGCAAGCCCTTATTGACATGGTTTTCTTTAAGCAAAGCCACTCTTTAGAGGGCGCGGCTATGGCGCTTTTCGTATCGTATCAGACGGCCAAACGCTGGCACAATGATTTTATTCTGGAAGCCGGTAAATGCTACGGCTTGTTAGACGGTAATTTCGGAGGTATGCGCAATGAATGAATTTATGGAAGCCCTCTGCAAAGACGATCTTTCCAAACTCCGGTATTACGAACGGCGCATAGCCGAGATACCGGACGAGATCGCAGAGGAACAGGCACGGTTAACGTCTATCAAAAGCTCAACGACCGGCTCGACACCGGTACAGGGCGGCGGGAACAAGCGCGAAGAATGGCTTGTATCAGCTCTCGACCGGATAGACCGGCTAAAGGCTGATTTACGTTATTTTGAGGGCAAAGTACGGCTTGCATACCGGGCGCTTGATAGTCTCGACAAGGACGATCAACGCATTCTTGTTGTGCTGTATGTAGATAAGCTGAAACGCGGCGCGGATGTCCTTATGGATGAGCTTGGTATAGATTCCCGTACCGTATGGCGCAGACGTGCGGGCGCATTACAGGGATACTGTACCGCACGGTATACGAGCTTTGAAAAATAGGAGAGTGAAAAAAACATGGTTACATTTCCGGCATTTTGGGGCGGCGTTATTGCAACGCTCGCTTGTGAATTTGCGGTGCTGCTTGCGTACTCTATCGTGTATGCATTCCGGCACAAATAAGCCCTTACGGGTGAAAGGTGGTGAAACAGATTGAAAGATATTCGGTTTAAGGTCGGTATAGACGATAGCAAGGCGGCGCGGGAGCTTGCCGCGCTGAATCGCGCTATTGATAATCTGAAAAGCAAGATCAACGATGCGGCGCAAGCGAAAATAAACCTTGCGCCGCAGCTCGACGAAGCAAAGCAGAAAGCCGAAGAGACGGCGGCGAGCGTGGCAAAGCTGAAAGAACAGCTTGCAGCGAGCGAGGCAAAGACCAACGGACAGGGGAAAATACGCGCCGTTGATTTTGTAGAACAGGAAAATATAAAAAAGCAGCTTGCCGAACAAGAGGCGATTTTGGAGCAGCAGAAGAACACCGTTTCAGAGCTTCAAAAAAACTATGACGATGCGGCGCGGTCGGTAGATGTTAATACCTCCGCGCTGCAACGCTTGCAGAAGCGGCAGGGCATTCTTTCAAAGGTCGTATCCGGCCAAAGGATTTTCGGCGGTATCGGAGCCGTTGCCGGTCGTGCGAAAGATGCGATAGCCGAGAAAAGCAGCCAAATGAAAGACGGCTTTTCCGATATGTTCAAGAAAGGGCTGAAAAGCGCCTTGCTGTTCGGCGTCGGACTTCGTACCGTGACGGCTCTTGTAAGCAAGATGCGGCAGTATGTCACGCAAGCGGTATCCGAGTTTGCGAAGAGCGACAAAGAAACGCAGGGCAATATAAACGCGCTGAAATCTTCCCTCACGGGGCTGAAAGCCTCTTGGGGCGCGGCGTTCGCGCCTGTCCTTAACGCGGTAGCGCCCGTACTGCAAAGGCTCATTGCTATGCTCAACACGGCAGCGCAGGCCGTAGCGCAGTTTATGGCGGTGCTTACCGGTCGCGGCTCATTCAAAAAGGCGGTAGCAAGTACCGGGAAACTTTCTGACAATCTCGGAGGCGCAGCCGGGAACGCTAAGGAAGCAAAAAAGCAGCTCATGGGTATAGATACCCTTACCGTGGCGCAGGACACGGACAGCGGCGGCGGTGGAGGCGGAGGAAGCGGCGCGACAGCGTTTGAAGAAACCGCCGTGGACGCTGAAAGCCTCCCGGCAAAGATCGCGGCGGCAATCAAGGCCGGGGAATGGTCGAAAGCGGCGTCCCTGCTTACCGGAAATCTCAATGACATGATCGCGTCCGTGGATTGGGCGGGTATCGGCTCGCAGCTCGGCGGGTATCTGGACGGGGCTTTGACATTCCTTGCGGTAGCTCTGACAACGTTTGATTGGATGGGGCTTGCTGGGAATATTGCTACGTTCCTTAGCAACGTTATTTCCTCCGTAGATTGGCGGAATCTCGGTATTCTGTTTACGGCAAAATTCCGGATTATCCTGCATGGCTTGGTCGGATTTATTCAGAATTTCGATTGGGGCGCGGCTATGGCGGCGCTGTCTCAATTCGCCGTTGGTCTGCTTAACGGGCTTACGGATGCAATACGTTCTATTGATTGGCTTTCTCTCGGTCAAACGATATGGAATGCAACGGTTGATATTATTCAGAATATCGATTGGGCGGGTATTGTGTCCTCGATTGTTGAGGTTTTCGGCGCGGCGTGTGCCGGTCTCGGCTTGCTTCTCTGGGGTGTCATAAGCTCGGCATGGCAAGAAGTTGTTAATTGGTGGAACGAAAACGCTATGCAGGATGGTGAATTTGTTTTTCTCGGTCTGCTGCAAGGTCTCTGGAACGGTGTAAAAAATATCGGTCTTTGGCTTTGGAATAACATCATTAAACCGTTTATCGACGGCTTTAAGGATGGTTTCGGTATTCATTCCCCGTCTACGGTTATGGCAGAGATCGGCGGTAATATCATGGCCGGATTGAAGCAGGGCGTTTTAAACAAGATTAATAACGTTATACAGGCGTTCGGGCAGCTTAAACAGAGAATCACGGACAAGCTGCGCAGCCTTATTGACACGGCGCGGAACATCAACTGGGCGGACATTGGTACAAACATCGTCAACGGTATTATCGACGGTCTGAATCGTGCGTGGCAATGGCTTACAGGAGCAATCCAGCAGATGTGCAGAAACCTTTTACAGAGCGCAAAGAACATTCTCGGCATTCACTCCCCGTCTAAGGTTTTCCGGGAGCAGATCGGCGAGAACATCGGCGCGGGCATTGAAGAGGGCTTAGGCGATTCCGAGAGCGGATTAACGGCACAGATGCGGTCTATCTCTTCCGGCTTGATCGCGGAGGCAAACCGCTTTTCTATCGGGGAACAGCTCGCCAACATGGGCGGCTTTCGTATGCCCGCCGTTGCTATGGGCGGCGTAGTGCCGCCGAATGCGTTTTCCGGTTCTGGCGGTTATGGCATATCCCCGGAGCTTGAAAGCAAGCTGGACGCGCTTCTCGACCGTTTAACAGGCAATAAGCAGCCGATAGAGGTACACACGACGGTAGAGCTTGACCGGCGCAAAGTTGGCGAAAGCGTTTACACCTACACCGAAGAGAGAAACCGCGGACGCGGCAAATAATTTTCAGGAGGATAAAAAATGAAAAATATCTCTGTATCGAACGTTCAGGAGTACAACATCAACGGGAAAGTGGTTATCCGCTTTAACCCGATGGATACCGGCTTTGTAAAGCGGTTTCTTGCAGCGTGTGAAGAGCTGGCAAAGCGTCAGGAGGCTTTCGGCAAGGAAGCGGAGGAAGCCCCGGCGGATAACTTTTTCCCTGTCGCGGAAAAGGCGGATACCGATATGCGCGAGATCATCAACGGGCTTTTCGGCGAGGATGTATGCAAGCCCATTTTCGGGGAAATGCACCTTACGGCGCTTTCGGACGGTCTGCCGGTCTGGTGCAATCTCATGCTTGCGTTCATGGATGAGATCACGGAAACGGTCGAAGAGGTCAAGGGCAGCAAAGTAGAAGTCAATCCGAAGCTGCAAAAGTATCTCGCTAAATTCGACAAGAAATAAAAGCGGGGCAATATGCCCCGCTTCTTCGTACCAGAAAGTTTGTATTAAAAAGCCCCGGTATCAAACGATACCGGGGGGACGCTGGATGGAATCGAAACCCGCATAAATAGTATACCGCACTTTCCGGGAAAATGCAATAGATAAAAAACCCCTCCGGCATCCTAAGACACCGGAGGGTAAAAGAAGGAGGTCCCCCGCCGTACTCGATCTATCGACTACTACACGCTTATATTATACCGCACGCCGGGCGATAATGCAAGACTTATTTATACACTTTTTTCTTTTTGTATAAATAAATCATCTGCGGGCGTTTGATAGCATTTGCAAGCATCTGTATACAATTGCTTGCAGATTGCCGCATATTTCCGGGGGAAAGGGAAACCGGCGCAGAGCCGAAGCCCTACGCCGGTATTTACGCTCAATCTTCTGTTAACCCCATACGGAAGCATGGGAAACGGTTTCCCCGCTGTCGTATTCCTTGCGAGCTGCGGAGATCGCCGCTATATCGTCGGGCGTAGCAACATCATCCGAAACAAAGCGCCGGACGATCTCAAGCAAAAGCGCCTGTTCTGCCTCTGGCAGATAGTCTATCATGTGGTTTAGCTGATCTCTTACCGGTGACATTCTTTACACCCCCTTGTAAACTTCACCACGCGGAGCAATCTTTTCTATCAACAGCACACCGGAAGCAGGGAAAGAAAACAGGATGCGCCAATCTCCCACACGCAGCCGGTATGAGCCTGGATACCCTTGCAACGGCTTTATATCGCCCTCCGGTATCTTCTCTATTGCCGTTCGTATACGCTGCTTTGTCGGCCTGTCCATGCCGGCTATAGCTTTTACGGCTCGCTTGGAGTATTGAATATCCATTTTGTATTCCCCCATCCGTGTAAGCCTATTATATGCGGAATGTAAGCTGATTTCAATAACTTTTTATGAACGGGGCGCGGAGCTGCGATTCGTACCCATTCGCTGCGATTGGCAGCGATTCGCAGCGACTGGCAGCCGCCCGGGGGCGTTCGGGGGCGAAAGCGAAAAAAGCCAACGGTTTTTTAAGAAAGCCAAATAACCCACGGCTTTACGATTAACCCACGGCTTTACGATAACGTTTGCAGAAATCCCTAAAATGTAAGCAGAAAACGAAAAAATGTTTGCATTTATTCCCTTTGTGCTTGCAGATTCGGAGGAAATGCAGACGGAATTATTATAGGAGGACATTATGAAGCTGACAGTAAACATTAAGACCCTGCCCGCTAAGACGTTCAGAAAGGCGGTAAAATACGCTGAAACGGTCGTTGCGGAACAGGCTTTGAAAGATACAGACCCCTTTGTTCCGGCGCTTACCGGCACATTCTCAAAGCTCGCTCACACGGTCGGGAATGAGATCATATACACCGGAGATCAGGCGCAATATCTCTATTACGGAAAAGTTATGGTAGATCAGGACAACCGACACGCCGTTTTCTATGAGGGGAAAGGATGGAGACACCGCAAGGGCGCGATACTCCACGCCACGGACAAAAATCTTGTTTTCACAACGGATATGCATCCGCAAGCGCAATCCCACTGGATGGAGGCATCGGAGGCAAAGAACGGCGATAAATGGGCAGAGGTCGCGGAAAGAGCCATTGCAAAGGCGATAAAATAACCTTGAAAAGCGCTTTTCCCTCTTATGGGGAACGGCGGCAGATCGGGGAATAAGAAAGAGCGGGAATTAAATCCCGCTCTTTTCTTCATATTAGAGAATGTTCCCCGGCTGATAATCCGGTTTCTTTCCCCCACAAGCGGGGGGGAAGTCACGAACCTACAAAAGAATGAAAAGCCGTTTCATACGTTCCGGCATCTTCCGGCGTCACTTCATACGGAATGCGAAGAATAGCATAATCCGACTTGTACATATACTGATTCAGACCGAACGCGCCCAAATCTGCGCCGGTAAACTGATTCAGATAATCATACCGGGATTTACAATCCGCTTTGTTGGCGAACGTTTCAACCGTCGCCGTGTTGATCGTCTCAATACCGGGAATTTCAAAATCTGCTTTTCCCGTGTATTCATTTGGACGGCCTAATTTCTGGTTTGGGTCGGTTTCTGCGGTGTATGCCGTTATATCCCCGACAGAACACCCAGCAGAGGAAAGACCGTTTATAATATCCTCCGGCGTGTAGTCTTTCGGGTCTGGCCCGGACGAGCCGCCGCAAGCGCACAGCACAAGGACAAGCGAGAGAGCAAGGAAAAACGAGATCGCTTTTTTCATTTTCTTTCATCCTCCATTTTTTATTATGCCTTGGGATAAAAACATTATATGCAGGAGCGCAGAGAAAAGCAAGCGGGGATTTTCCCC